AGTTCCTAAAGCAGGATATGACAGAAATAATTTATATATTGTACCTACATATGGTGAATATGAAACTAATACAGAATTATCAGGTAAATATAATCAGCCAGCTCCTCCTATAAACATTCTTGCAAATAATAACGGTGCACCTGAAGTAGCGACCGGAGTAGTTTCAATAGTACGCAGTCCAATGTACAAAAATGCAAGTCCTGTATTACGTATTTCAAAAGCAACTGTACAAAGTATTTGGGACATGACGGTAGATACGTTAGTAGATCCATTACAAGTTGCTAGACAAATAAACTTAGAGATAGCATCAATTGCGCCAACTCTTATAGGCAATGGTTCAGGACCTGTTGAAAATGAAATAGTGTTAACTGCTTTACCTACAGGACCTATAACTGGGCCTTATGGTACATCTGATAATACATATGCGTTTGCAGATCAAAATCCTGTAGCACCTAATTTTACAGGCACAGAACCATATGGTCCAAATACTATGGATTATCGTGCTGACGCTGATCCTAGATTCCAATTTATTGCACGTAGTAGTCCAAGAAGTTTTGGATACACTACTGGTTACTTAGATGGTACAGGTGAAGCACCAAATGGATTCCCAACAGGAGCAGGTATTAGTTTCCCACAGAATCCTCAAGTTGGTGCATACTTCTTACGTACAGATTATCTACCGCAAATACTCTATCGTTGGGACGGAAGATTATGGGTTCGTATATCTAAGAACGTAAGAACACAAACAGGATTTACTGAACAAGATTTGTCACAACAATCAAGCTTCATAAATAACAGTAACGTTACAGTAACAACTAGTGGAACAGAGATTCCACAGAAACAAGCTCTGTCAACTATTTTGACAATAGCACCAGACTCAATTCCACCGGTAATTTAATAAATGGCACAATTTTTTTATGATAATCAGGTCCGCAGATTCCTAATTCAATTTGGAAAAATCTTTAGTAATTGGTATGTTACTAAAGGTAAGGACCCTAATGGTAATGAAATATTAGTTCGTGTGCCAGTTATGTACGGTGATAGTAGCCGTCAAGCAAGTACTATCATTGCTAACAATAGTGCTAGTAATTTACCTAGTGCTCCGTTGATTACATATTATATTACTGGTCTAGAATATGATCAAAGACGAACACAAGATCCTACCTTTATTGATAAAATTCAAGTTCGTCAACGTAGTTATAATGCAGAAACACAACAATATGAGACTGTACAAGGACAAGCATTTACTGTAGAAAGATTAATGCCAGTACCCTATACATTACGCATGAGTGTAGATTTTTGGACAACTAACTATAATCAAAAATTACAATTGATTGAACAATTAGGTACACTATTCAATCCTTCATTAGAGATACAAAGTACTGATAACTTTATTGATTGGACTAGTTTAAGTGTTGTTTACCAAGATGGTTTAACGTTTAGTAGCCGTAGTATTCCACAAGGTACAGGTAATCCGATTGATGTATTGAGTTGGAAATTCTATATGCCAATATGGATTAGCAATGCGGCTAAACTTAAAAAGATGGGTGTTATTGAAAAGATTATTGCTAGTATATTCTCTGGTAAAGCACTTGATGATATTCAGAATGACGATTTATTATTAGGTACTAGACAAAAGATTACACCATATGGTTATAAGTTATTATTGATTGGTAATAGTTTACAATTATTACCGGCTAATCAGGACTTTTATCCAAGCAATGAGGATTTAGATTTACCTCCTAACCCTAACACAAGTTTATATTGGTCAGCTTTATTAAACGTATACGGAACATTGAGACCAGGTATTAGTCAAATATGGTTACAGAATCCGTATATGGATACAGAAATTGTTGGTACTATTGTAACTGATCCAGTTGATGATAGATTATTGATATATGATATTGACCCAGATACCCTGCCTCAAAATACATTGGATCCTGTAGACAGCGTGATTAACCCATTAGTCACTGGACCAAATGCAGGGTTACCTCCCGCAGAAAATGGAATGAGATATCTTATCGTAGATAATATAGGTCATGAAGGTGATACAACTATTGCATGGGGCAATGTTGTAGCATATGCTAATGATATTATTGAATATGATAGTGGTACAGGAGAATGGTTTGTATCATTTGATAGTGCCCAAGCTACTACTGTAGAATATGTTACCAATTTGACAACCAGTATACAATATCGTTATGTTAATACAGAAGATGTATGGATGAAAAGTTGGGAAGGATGGTATGATCAGGGTGATTATAGTATTGTAATCTAAATTACTTTATGCTATAATATCTTGGCATATGAATAATATCTCGGCAGGCGTTTTCTTTTACGCTAAAAACACACAACGATTCTTATATCTACTTAGAACGGATAATAAAAATCCGGGCAACTGGGGCATTCCAGGTGGAAAAATAGAAAACGGTGAAACATTACTTGTGGGTATTGAAAGAGAATGTATTGAAGAAATTAAATACTTTCCAAAAAATGCAAAACTAGTACCTATACAAAAGTTTGTAAATAATACATTTACATATCATACATTTTTTTGTAAAATAGATGAAGAATTTACTCCAGTATTAAATGAAGAACATTGTGGTTATGCTTGGGTAGGTGATAATCAATATCCTAAACCATTACACCCTGGATTGTTTAGTACTGTAAACTTTGATGTTGTACAGAAGAAATTAAAAGCACTTACAAAAAAAGAGACCTAAGTCTCTTTTTTTATTTTAGTAGTTTTGATATCATATCAAAACCCAGTGAACCTAATACTATACCTGCACCCATCATCATCCATCTCCACTTTTCTAAAGCAGAAACTTTTGATCCTAGTTCTTTATGAGCAATCATATCCTCGTTACGCATATTAGTTAGAAGTGTTCTAGTTTCTTCTGCGTTACGGTCAAGACATTCATGCATATCTTTAAGGCTAGTTTTGATCTCGCTGACATCTTGTTCAATATTTTTAACTTGAACTTGAAGTACAGCGATATCAGTTTCGGTCTTTGGCATTTTAATAGTTCTACCAGTTGTCATAATTAAGCACTAGCAATAACTACGATCGGGTTAGGTTGACCGTTAGCGGCATTAGCGGCGAATGCAGTATTGAATGTAGCAATAACGTCAGGGTTAACTGAGAAAGCAACAGCAGTACCTGTACCAGATCCTGCGCCAGTAGCAGTGAACGTAATACCTGTCATACTAGCCATTGCACCAACTGCTGTCCAATCTGTTGTACCTGCACTGTAAATTGTGTAAACAGTACCTGCTGATAATGAACCGGCTGCAACTTGCGTTGGGAAGATTTCACTGTTATAATCATTAATACTTGAAACAAATGCTGTACCAGAGGCTACATCAGTAGACAAGATGTTCATTGTGTTTGGTGTTAATGCTGTATTTGCTACGTTAGCAGTAAAACATTGTGCAGTTAAACCTGTTGTGCCACCTGTAACTAGATATTTTGTTTTGCCTTTTTGACGTACAATGAAACCTGCTTCGTCATTTGCATAAACAAATGATGCACCTGCAAAGTTTGCAGTAGGTTCTACAGCCAATACTGTTACATCGATAGTAGCGTTTGCCGTTGTTGTTCCAGTTGTAATTGCTGTTGGGTTACCGTATTGTGTATTAGATACTGTAAATGCGGCTGCGTTAGCAATGGTTTTAACAAAATATGTTGAACCTGCTACTAAACCACCTGTATTTGCACTGAATGTAACTGGTGCTCCAACAAACAATGTTTGTGCATTACCTGATGTACCAATTACATTACCTGTAGCAGTTGTATTAGCAACAGCAACAGTAATATAACCTGTATTAGTAGCAACAAAACCAACATTTGTATAATCAGTACCACCGTTAATATTTGCAGAAGCAACTTGAATAGCAGAACCAACTGACAATGTGTTAGCAAAGTCTGTTCCAGATCCATATACGTTCAAGTTACCTGTATCACCATAAAGTGTACCTGTACCGTTGATACCAATAGCAACACGTGTTAAAACTTGTTTACCAACGATTGCTGTGTTGCCACCGACTACACCGTATGTGTTAGCGTTAGTTGCTGGAAAACCTGCACCACCTAGTGGGTTATTGAAATATGCATCAACTACACCAACTGACATACTAACTGTTTGACTACTTGTGTCAGTTAATGTTGCCATAACTTGTGGTTGAACACTTAGTTGGGTAGCAGATACATCAAATGTAGTATTTGTTAGTATTGAATTTACAAAATATGTAACTCCTGCTGTTAATCCACCAACTGTAGTAGCTACTTGGAATGGCATTCCTTTAGCTACACCAACTGTAGGGCTAGTTGTTAGATTTCCACCTGATATTGTAACGATACTACCTGTTTCGGCTGTATCAGTGATTGTTAAGACTGCTTGAGCCTTTGCGATTTTTAGAGGACGTCCCATTTGATTTTCCTTATAAAATTAGCGGGTTCTAGCCGCTACGCAGTGGGTAACTGCATAAACTTGCCGAATGCAAGTGTATTATATATTTATCTAAAATCTGTATTATTGAGTGCCTGTATTAGCGTGTGGCATACCAAGTTCACTGATACTAAACTCTGTACCTGCACTTGCATTTGATCCAGTTGTAAGAAATGCTACTACATTGCCTTGACCGCAATAAACACTATTGAAGCTATCGTTAGCAGAATAAATTGCTGACTGTTGTGTAGCAATTGCGTAAGGAACACCTGCATTATTATAAGTGTATGCAACATTTGATAGTGCTACTCCTGCGTTAGCAGTAAGCGTTAAACTAGTAGCGTTTGCAATACTTGATATGATT